CCCCTATATCTTTAACCCACGCAAGCCCGCGAAGGCGTTTGTATCTCCACGTTCTTTAGCAACTGCAAGCAACATCGTGCGAAGCCGTAAGCACAACGACCCCGATGCTGTGATTGCGGCGTTGACTGGTGCGTTGGGTGAGAGTGGTGCGCGGGACATGCAAGCGTACATCGAGTTCGCTGACCAACTGCCGACATGGGAGTCAACCATCGAGCATCCTAGGACTACCAAAGTACCGACAAGTCCGGGGGCCTGTGCGATTGTGGTGTTTGGCGCGATCTCGCGTATCACCAAGGACACGATTGCACCTTTCATGGAATACCTTGAGCGGTTCGATGCCGAGTGGCAAGCCGTGTTCGCTATCAACATTGCCAAGGCCAAGGACAAGCAAGCGATTGCGTTCAGTTCCAAGGCGTTCAGCAACTGGGTAGCTAAGAACCAAGACCTGCTCTAACAAATGTTAGGACAACCGGATGTACGCACCTGTTGAACAGAAGCACACACTGCCAATGGAGTTTGCGAAGTTGGAATGGCTGGAGAGGAGACTGAAAAGCCTCGCCCCTAGCTACCAACTTATCTATTCAAGGCGCATGTTTGATGTGGCGTTCATGGAGGAGTTTCAATTCACACTGGTGAGGTGGGAGAACAACCCAATCACATGGGAAAAGAAACGACACCTGATACTTGAGACCACGGACTTGGAGCAAATGGAGTCAGCATTGTTCATGCTGATAAACACGGAGGAAGAAGATGCCAACAACAAACATTGACCACAAGGAACTGCGTAAGCAGTTGGAAGATACGTACTTTGTGCAGTGGGTGACCAAATTCGACTCTACACAAGGGCACTTGCAAGTGGTGGGGAACTGTGTGCGCAACCGCAAAACAGGGGAAACCCTGTTCGAGCACAAGGACTACGGCGTGTGTCAGAAAGTTTGTGAAATGTTAAACGAAGGAGCTAACAAATGTTAGAAGAAAGAAAAGTTCAGAAGGCCAAGATCATGTTGATGCGTAACCCCAAGTTCGCATTACTATCCGGCGTGTTGATGGTTGGGCGTACTAGCGTAGTGGATAACTTACCTACGGCGTGCACCAATGGCCGAGACGAGAAGTATGGCCGTAAGTTTGTGGCCGAACTGCGTGACCAAGAGCTTGGGTTCTTGATTGCACACGAAGCATCCCACAAGATGTATCGACACCTGACCACATGGAAGAAGTTGCACGACATAGATCACCGACTGGCGAATCGAGCTTGTGACTACGTGATTAACCTCATGCTCAAAGACCTCGATCCGCAAGAGACGTTCATTGCAATGCCGCGCTACCCCAAGGGGCACAAGATGGCGGGTAAAGCTATGGGCATGATCGACGAGCGATTCCGTGGCATGAACACCAAGCAAGTGTTCGACATACTCAAGCAGGAGAAAGAGGATGGCGACGGCGGCGAAGGTGGCGGTGAAGGCGGTGAAGGCGGTGAAGGCGGTGAAGGCGGTGATGGCGAAGGCGGTGATGGTGACGGTGACTTTGACGAGCACGATTGGAATGATGCCAAGAACATGACCGACGAGGAGAAGCGTGAGCTTGAGCGCGAGATCGACCAAGCAATACGCCAAGGCATGATGACTCGCCAGAAATTGGCGGGAACTGGCATGGATGGGTCAGACCGTGAGCTTGCCGACCTGATGGAGCCGAAAGTTAATTGGCGTGAAGTCCTGCGTGACTTTGTCAAATCAATCTGCAATTCCAAGGACGCATCGTCATGGCGCAGGGTTAACCGTAGGTTCTTATCCACAGGCGTGTACATGCCAACGCTGATCGGTGAGAAGGTAGGCCACTTGGTTATCGCTGTTGACACATCGGGTTCGGTGGGTGACGAGGAGCTTGGTGAGTTCTTGTCCGAGGTTAAGGGTATCGCGGAAGAAGTAAACCCTGCGTGTGTTGACCTGTTGTATTGGGGTAGCAGTGTGGTTCAACATGAGACGTATGGTGATGGCGAAGCAACCAACATCATTGCATCAACACGACCCAAGGGTGGTGGTGGCACAAGCCCGACCTGTGTATCAGAGTATCTCAAGGAGAACAACATCAAGCCCGAGTGCGTCATCATCCTGACCGATGGTTGCGTGGGCGATGACTGGGGCAGTGAATGGACTGCACCTACGCTGTGGTGCATTGTCGGGAACTACTTCGACGGTGAAGCCGCGAATGGTAAGACCATCCACATCAAAGACTGAGCCTAACAAATGTTAGAGGGCAGATACATGTATGGTGGAGCGGTAAAGCAAAACCGATACGAGATCGTGCATCGGTATGGCAAGTGGAGAGTGATCGACACCCATACCAACAAGGTGCTAATCAAGGTCAACAGCAGAGCGTTAGCGGAAACATATTTAAAACTCTTGGGAGAAGGGCAATGAAACGATACAGAGGAGTGGTGGTATTCAGATACTACCAAGAGATTGAAGTGGAAGCCGAGAATGAAGATCAAGCAAGTGGCCTTATGTATGCCGAGTTCAATTTGGGCAAGGCAGATGGGGAATCAGAAGTGTTAGACATAACCGAAATCAAGGAGTGAATCATGAGTATTAGTTCATCAGCGTTGTTAGTGGAATTGAATATCAGCGTATGGCCTGCGTCCAAACTCGACCGAGAGGTCACGGACAAGGTCAACAGCGATGCGTCTGCGGTACGTGGTGCGAGTCAGACCAAGAAGAATCTGTTTGCAGGTACTAGCCTACGCAAAGACATATCAGACTTTGCCGCAAGGGTTCGCCTGTATCACAACCGGCACACACTGCCGTGGGCCGACAAGGGAGAACGCATGTTACCAACTGCGTTGTTCATGGACTACAAGCAGACCATGAATGGGTTCGAGCAGACATTCAACATGATGTGCGACAACTTCTACATCGAGTACCCGCGTCTTGTGGTGGAAGCACCTACTAACCTAGGCAGTATGTACAAGGCCGAGGACTACCCCGATCTAACAGATGTTAGGTTGAAGTTCGGGTTCAAGCGGGCGGTCAAGCCTGTGCCCGAGGCGGGCGACTTTCGCTTAGACATTCCTGCGTATGACTTAGAGGAGATGCGCAGCGAGTTCATGAAGCAACAAGAGAACAAGTTAGCCGAGGCGATGCGTGAGCCGTGGGACAGACTGCACGAGATGCTGGTTGGTATCTCCGAGAAGCTGACCGACAAGGATGGTGAGGGCAAGAAGCGTTACCACGACACGTTGGTTTCCAATCCTCTGGAACTCTGTTCTCTTTTAACCAAGCTGAACGTGACCAACGACCCCAAGCTGGAGGAAGCACGTAGACAGTTGGAGTTGGCGATGATCGGCGCGGACATTGAGACTATCAAGGAAGATGCAGATTCACGTAGTGAGTTGAAGTCCAAGGTGGATGCGATCTTAGGTAAATTTAACTGGTAAGGAGTGAACATGAACACATTAGAACTGAGCAACGTAGAGATAAGCCCAAACTTACAGAAGGAACTTGTCGAGCGTAAGAACGGGGGCGAATCTCATGAGGCGTATATACATAAGGTAATAGACCCAGTCATTCAGCGTCTGGCTACCTTGAATCCTTTGTGGAGGTTCGTCGCTACCGATTGGGGGTATGGCGGTACTAACAGACTCGCGCTTACATCATTCAACGTACTAGAGCATGGCGAAGAGCTAGGCAAGATTGCACGTGAACGTAAAGGTAACAACGATGTGATCTATGTCAGCAACGAACGCATCGCCAAGACTAAAGAACGCAGTAATGGGTATAGCACAGTAGACGCAGACAAGGCTGTACTCAAGGCCAAGAAGATGTTCTTCAAACTCAAGCCCAACGAGCGTATCGAGAAAGCATCGAAGGATGCGGAGTCGGTCATCAGTAAGCAGAAGCGACTGAAGGAACGTGAGAATTACATGGCCGAGGGCGTTATCAAAACTGTCGCGCATGATTTCATCATGGGAACTGGCTTTCACTTGCTACTTGCGCATATTAAAACATGCGCAGAGTCTGAACGCAACAAATTTGAAAATGCCATGCAGGAGAACGAGCGGCTGACCGACGAGATGATGACCATTGAGAAAGCTAAGTCTGCATTCGAGGCAAATAAGACCGCGCTAGTCATCAAAGATGGTGGTAAATACCTAGTCAAGATAGGTGACAAGGTGGACTTGTTTGATGATAATACGCTCCCTGACTGGATGCGCGGCAAACTAGGTATGTTGAAACTCGTAGCCGTAGAGCAGTTCGTGTCGGACACAGGTTGCAGAGTGAATGACGAGACGTTCGTGTTGATCGTAGAGGAGACCTAACAAATGTTAGATGACAAGTTGAAAGCAAAGCTACTCATAGAGCACAGGCCGTGGGAGAACGAGCCTGACTTTGAGGAGTGGGTAGACAAGAAGACTGGGTATCGTTGCCGTGTCAAACGCAACGAGTCAAATCTATCCCTGTGTGGGTATGTCTCAGTACCCATAGGACACAAGGTGCGTGGCATGACCTACGAACAAGCAGACGCGGTTGGTGTCTATGCACATGGTGGGCTGACCTTTGGCGACAAGATGGATGGGCGCAAGTGGTTTGGGTTTGACTGCGCTCATGCAGGAGACATGTGCCCTGCGTTCCACATGCGACGTGTTGCTGAAGGTTCGGTTTATCCTGACATGGTGAAAGAAACATACCGCACGTTCGACTGGGTCAAAGAAGAGACAACTAAGTTGGCTAGGTCACTTAGTTCGGTGCATGAAAGCATAGTCAATGACGAGGTTATGGCGGCGGCTAAGGCGGCTATGCGCGGGGGTACTAACATAACTGAAGAGCTTGCCAAGCGTGGGTATGTTCGCAGAGAAACAAAAAGGGGCTAACAAATGTTAGATGTACTTATTGCAGTTTTATTGATGGCGTTCGGTGCAGTGGTGTTTATTGTGGTGATGGCGTTGTTTGGTTGGGCGCTGTTGTGGATGCAGAACGGAGGTGAAGAATGACTGAGTTCAGACTTGAAAGAGTTGGTGACAAATACAAGTTGCTCCGCTCAGGGCGCAGTCCATATCCTGAGAACCCTTACGAGGTTTGGTGGAGTTGCTTGCGCCAAGAAACCAACGGATGCAACTGGGAATACCGACTCACAAAGCAAGAAGTTTTGCAACGATTGGAGAAAGAGCTATGACTGAATTCAACAGACCAACAGAGCGAGCAAAAACACAACAAGAGTTCTACGACGAACTGCGCAATGGGGTTATCGAAGAAGTGGCAGTGGCGGTAGAGCGTATGAAAGGCTTTGGCACTGACACGATTGATTCACTGACTGTTTATATTAGGAGTATGAAGAAATGAGTAAAAAGATGGATTACATGGAACGGATTATGAAAGCCTTGAGTGCCGGACATATCACAGGCGGGTTAGTCATGCCGAATGTCATACACGATAGTGGGTGCGGTGCGCTAAAGAAAGACCCAAAACCTTGCACTTGTGTGCCTGAGATTACTGTAGAAACCGAAGATGGCTACATCGAGATCGACGAGAACGGTAACGTCTCAAAAAGGATTTGAAATGAACAACCCACCAGCATTTCCAGACGGACTAGGCAATAAAGGCATGACCTTGCGCGATTACTTTGCGGCGAAGGCTATGCAAGGAACTCTTTTTCACATAGAGAAAATTCTCAAGCAAGACGAAATGCAAGGTCTTGCCAATATGTCTTACTGCATGGCAGACGCAATGTTGAAAGCGAGGGAAGCATGATTCACACAACAGCATGGTGGCCTGATGGCTCTCTCAAAGATTACACCGATGCACTACAAGAACTGATTGAGAGGCTCAAATGATTCTCGACCAAGGCAAACTGGCAAACGGATTAGTTGATGAAAGAACAAGCATGATTGAAGTATTGAAACAGGCGCTTGAGGCGTTTGAATGTGGAAACACAACAAGCGGGTTAAACGACTTACATCAAGCCATTGCAGAGTTGGAAAGCCAAGAGCCTGTAGCGTGGCGAGTTAGAGTAGAAACAAAACTCAGAGACGGCTCATTGGATGTCGGATATCAACTCCGCAACGAGAAGCTATCTGCCTACGATGAACCCCTCTACACCCACCCACCACAGCGCACAGAGCAAGAGCCTATGTCGTGGCATGAGTCTATCCTAAATCAAAAAAAGTTCCTTGCTGAAATGGAAGCGCTACTTGTCAAGACATCTACACCACAGCGCACATGGCAAGGGCTGACCAATAAAGAAATTGAAGAAATTAAGTTGAAGGCTGGTGGTAATGTGTTCAGCGCAATCATGTTTACAAATGACAGGCTTGAGGAGAAGAATACATGACATTCCAAGAACATCTCAAAGCACTACCCGAAAAAGAGAGATACAAGTTTTTTGCGGCAATGATCGCAGTAAGTGAAGCTGGGCGCAAAGCAGGTGCATCTCCTCAAGAATGGGCGCGGATGTACGTTGATGTTCACAATGAAATACACCAGCAACTCAAGGAGAAGAACACATGACCACATTGAAAATCAATGTATGGCTGGACAGCGGCGCAAACCACCAATCAATCTACAGAACAGAATTTGAAATTGACGAGGATAGGTGGAATGCCATGACTGATGACCAGAAAGACGACTACGCCAGAGACTATGCATGGGAAAGAATGGATTGGGGATGGAGTGCTGATGGGGAGGACGCATGATTGACCGCCTGATCCTGAGCGCCGTGCTAGGCACAGTAGGGTTCAATGGTTTATTCCCTGACCCGCCGACACCACCAACACCTATGTCGTTACAGGCAACGGCTAAGTACAAATCCGTGAGCGCAGTGTGCGCCAAGAAAAAGAAAACCAAGACAGTGAAACAACTGTGTGAAAGATGGGAGGAACACAATGGATAAACCATTGAGACACCTGCGCGTAACCGGCGATCAGTCTGCTTGGCGAGCAAAGCTGGTAGAAGATTACGACATTGATGACAGGCATCACAAAGACGCAATGCTGGCATTGATTGAGGACATCAAACAACTGGCGATCGTGCGGGACTACTACATTGACCGCGAAACAATTTCAAAGCTGTACGACATGCACATGTCATATCAGGAGAAGATCAATGCTTGAAATGATCAGAACATTCTGGGGTAAGGTGCGTGGCTTGCGTGGTGAGCGTCGTACCGTAGTGGAAGAAGGTCAGTTGTGGCGCTGCACCAAGTGCCATTTAATTTTTACAACGAAAACAGCGGGGGAGCAACATGACTGTAAAGAAACATGGCGGGGCAAGAACTAACTCAGGTAGGAAATTACCCGCTATTGATGAACGCAGGGCTTTCAGTTTGTATGCGCAAGGTATGTCCAAAAAAGATATTGCCGCTAGATTCGGTGTGCTGTATAAATCAATGCTAACTTTTTTTAAGAAAGCTGGAAAATTACAAAGGAGAAAAAATGACTGAAGAAACTATAAAACGAAAAGGACGAGGCCCGAGTAAGAAGCCAACCCTTTTTAATACGAGCTTGCGACTATCGAGGGAGGTAATGGATTACTTCAACACCCACCATCCGTATTCAAAGCAAGCCAAGATTCGTGAAATTCTTACCGAGTATGTAAACAGCCAACAGCAAGGAGCTAAAAATGGCAACTAAGAAAGCAACCACAAGCCGCGCCTCAAAGATGCGTGAGTACTTCACCGCGAACCCAACAGCTACAGTTTCTCAAGTAGCCAAGAAGTTCAAGACCACGTACCAGATTGCGTACATGTGCAAGAAAACAATGGAAAAGCAGGTATCAGACCTCGCATACGAAATTGGCAGAGGGCGCAAGAAAGGAATGCAATCAAATAAACTTGTTCTTCAACTTTCTGAGGTAGAGGTAGCCAACAGATTGGGTATATCAACAGTGGAGTACGCAAAGCAAAAAGCCAAGATACTCAAAGAACCCAAGGTGAAAGCTAAACCAACATTGTGGCAACCCCCTGAGTTGTTACCCGTACCGCCAATCACAATGGTTGAACCACCAAACGACCCGGTGAACCATCCTGCTCATTACAAAGTAGGTGGAATCGAGACCATCGACTTCATCGAAGCGAAGCAACTGGGGTATCACTTGGGCAATGCCGTGAAGTACATCACTCGCGCCGACCACAAGGGCAACCGCAAGCAAGACTTGGAGAAAGCAAAATGGTACATTGACCGCGAGATCGCACGAATCTAACATTTGTTAGGGTAAGTCCTAGCCGCCTTCGGGCGGCTTTTTTACGCCTGTACTTGACAAAGTCAAGCTGTGTGTTATTATCCCTGCTCGAAAACAAATTGGAGTGGTTAGTGGCAGCAACACCAGAGGCCAAGGTCAAGGCCAAGATCAAAAAAATCCTGAAAGACCACAGCGTCTATTTCGCCATGCCAATCGGCACTGGCTACGGCAGTTCAGGAGTCCCAGACTTTCTTTGTTGTGTCAACGGACACTTCCTCGCTATTGAAGCCAAGGCGGGTAAAGGTACGACCACAGCATTGCAAGACAAAAACATCCGAGAGATAAAAGAATCCGGTGGCATGGCCGTTGTGATTGCCGAAGAGCAACTCGAACTTGGATACCTCGAACAACTTATTCAACTGATGAAACAATGAAGGAGCTAACAATGGCTGAATTATCCGCAGGTGTACGTGCGCTGGTAGGGCGAATGGAGTCCAACCCAAGTGAGTTTTATGGCGAGGCCGAGAAGTGGCGGTTCATGTTCTCTGCCAACTTCCGCGATGTGCTGACCGAGCCAGAGAAAGGCGCACTGCACGAAGCACTGAAAGAAGTCCGACGCAAAGAGTTCGACGAGAAGGTCATGCGTGAATTGTTGAAGGACAACATGGAGAATCAAATCAAAGAGGGCTACTACACATCTCCGCAGATTGGCAGTGGTGGGACTGGGTTTAATCAAGCGCAGGCTAAAGCAGAATTTTTGCGGGTTGCGTACGGTGGTACAGGGAGCGACGGCGTAATCAGCAACACAAGTGCAACTTCTTTGCAACTTGGTAAACAAACGCTGAGCGAAAAAGACATTGAGCAACTCAAAGCAACAGTCGCATCTGCGAGCTTTTTCAAATGAGCGAGTTCTGCGCGGGGGTAAGAATTCTGTTGGAGCGTATGCAGTCCAACCCCGAGGACTTTGAAGTAATCCAATATGACATAGGTATGGGACGAGACGTTAGAGGTCGGTTCTATGACTTTGCTCAATCCATTGAGGGGATAATTTTGGGCACTGTCGAGAAAGGTAGGCCGTACCGTGATTGGCATTACTTCACCGACGAAGAACGCCAAGCCTTGATTGCTGGGTTCAAAGGAATGAAGCGAGCCAAGTTCGACAAAAAAATCATGGAGCGAGTGTTTGATGAACACTACATTGAACGTCAACGTGAGGAAATACTTCGTCATTACCAACCTCAATCGTCACCGCCATCAATGTACGCCGCACAACAAGCACAAAACATGGCGGCAAACCAAGCACGTGGGCTTGTAGGTCAGATGGCAGGTTCTCAAGGGCTTGGTATGGCAGGTGCTCAGGGGCTTGGTCTTGGGGGTGTTTTTAAATGAACATCATTACGGTGGATTTTGAAACTGCCTACGGCGGTGACCTTGGGTTCGCCAAGCAAACAACTGAGGAATACATTCGTGACCCCCGCTTTGAGGTTATCGGTGTTGCAATACAGGTAAACGATGGCGAGCCGGTGTGGTTCAGCGGTACACATCAAAAACTGTACGAGTTCCTGAACAAGTACGACTGGAAGAACTCCATCGCCTTAGCGCACAACGCAGTGTTTGATGGGGCGATTTTGAATTGGCAGTTCGGCATTATGCCCAAGGGTTGGCTTGACACGCTAAGCATGGCACGTGCGCTTCATGGTACGCAAGTGGGTGGAAGCCTTGCAGTGCTGGCACAGTATTACGGCCTTGGGGTCAAGGGCGAACAGGTCAAGCAGTACATCAATTACTTCCGCAAGAACTTCACCAAGGAAGAGTTGGCCGACTACGGTAGCTACTGCAAGAACGATGTGAAGCTGACGTGGGACTTGTATGGGTGCATGAGCCAAGGCTTCCCCGCCATTGAGTTGCGCCTGATCGACCTGACCGTGCGGATGTTCACCGAGCCGATGTTGCAGTTGGATAGAGTTATCTTGGAAGGACATTTATATGAGGTGCAAGCCAAGAAAACTGAACTGCTCAACAAGGCATTGATCGACAAAGATCAGTTAATGAGCAACCCACAGCTTGCTACCCTGCTTGAGAAGTTGGGGGTCGAGCCGCCCATGAAGAAGAGTCCTGCCACTGGCAAGATGACTTACGCATTCTCTAAGACGGATGAAGCGTTCAAGGCTTTGCTTGAGCATGAGAACATATTTGTGCAAGCTATAGTAGCCGCGCGGCTTGGCGTTAAAAGTACGCTTGAGGAATCACGTACTGAAAGATTCATAGGCATTGC